CCAAAAGCAAATTATGCAAGCGGACTTTGATGACAGAGTAGATATTCTGCCAGTTGCGGATCCAAATATCTTTAGTCAGACGCAACGAATCTCCCTTGCACAAACGGAGCTGCAATTGGCGGCCTCAAATCCAAGAATGCACAATCAGTATGAAGTGTATCGAAATATGTACGAGGCGTTAGGAGTCAAAGACATTGATTTAATTTTAAAACCGAAACCACAGATGATTCCAAAGGACCCTGCATTAGAACATATTGATGCCTTAGGAGGAATGCCATTTAGAGCGTTTCCTGGCCAAGACCACCGAGCGCACATTACCGCGCATTTAAATTTTATGGCAACAAATTTGGCTAGAGGCGCGCCGATGATGAACGCGGCTATTGAAAAGAATTGCTTAGAGCACATTAGTTTAATGGCTCAAGAACAAGTAGAATTGGAATTTAGAGAAGAATTACAACATCTGCAACAGCAACAAGTAATAGTACAACAACTGATGCAACAAAATCCACAAGCTGCGCAACAAGCACAAATGCAGATGCAACAACTTCAACAAAAGATTGATGCTAGAAAAGCAGTTTTAGTGGCTGAAATGATGGAAGACTTCATGAAGGAAGAAAAAGCGGTTACATCTCAGTTTGATCATGACCCAATTGCTAAATTAAGAGCTAGAGAGCTGGATATTAGAGCTCTTGACAATGAAGCAAAAAGAAAAGAAGCTCAAGAACGACTTAATATTGATAATATGAAGGCTTTAATGAATCAACAAGTTCAAGAAGATAAAATTAAACAAAATGAAGAACTTGCTGAACTTAGAGCAGACACTTCAATTGAAAAACAAGAAATGGCGAACGAAAATCGTCTAAAACTTGCAAAAATGAAACCAAAAACAAATGGAAGGAGCAACTAATGGCGTGGAACTATTTAAAGCAAAAAACAACTAAAACTCCAGACGCAAGGAGAAACGATAGGCCCGTTAAACAGGAAAAATTTGTTAAAGACACAAATTCTGTTAAAGGGACTAGAGCTGCAAGACCGCAAAAACCCGTAACTTGGACGTAAAATGGCTTGGTTTAGTTTAGCAAAAATAGCATTACAGGCGGGAAGTAAAATTTATTCTAACCGCCAACGTACGAAAATGGCAATGTCGGATGCACAATTGATGCATGCAGAACGTATGGCTCGAGGTGAGGAATCTTACCAGGGCAAGCTTTTAGAAGCTCGGCAAAACGACTGGAAGGACGAGATCGTTTTGGCGATTCTCACACTGCCCATAATTGTGCTCGCCTGGTCGGTGTGGACAGAGGATCCGGCGGCTATGGAGAAGATAGATATCTTTTTTGAGTATTTCTCGAATTTGCCAAAATGGTTTACGAATTTATGGATCCTTGTAGTTGCCAGCGTATTTGGTATAAAGGGTACACAAGTATTTAGAAACGGAGGAGGAAAAAAATAATGGGTAGTAAATGGATAAAGGGTGGTAAAGCTGCGTGGGGGGCTATTGTAGGTGTTAAACCTAGAACTACAACATCTCATGCACTTGAAAAATTTAAGGCTAAAGTAAAGGGCATCGAAGAAGGTGCTGCTGAAGGTACAAAAAGATATAAAGGCGACCTACCTAAAGCGACAATTGAAAAAGTAGAAAAAGAAACTAGACGAAAATTTAAAAAAGAAGCTGGAAAAAAATTATTGAAGGAAAATCAATAATGGTAAACCCAAGGTGGCGACCTACAATCGCAAATTCAAGAATTACAAGTAAAAGTAAACAAAAAGATGACAGAGTAGATGGATTTGATCTTCCACCACCAGAAAAATACATCGGAAGATATATTGATGCCGACATTGATGGTGTTAAAGTATCTAATCCAAGCTATAAGAAATATTATAAGGATTTAGTATAATGAGACAATATTACAGAACGGGTGGCGACACACATGTAACCAAAGAAGGTAAAACAGCTAGAAAAGGTCTTTGGTACAATATTGCTCAAAAGAAAAAACGTGGAGAAAAAATGCGCAAAAAAGGTGCAAAAGGTGCACCTACTGAAAAAGCAATTAAAGCGAGTCAGGCCTAATGCCTGGAATAGCTTTACGAGGACATGGAAGAGCAATTTATCGTAATGGTGGTCCAGCTTGGACACGAAAAGAAGGTCAATCACCTTCTGGTGGCTTAAATAAAGCTGGAAGAGCCAGTTATAAAAGAGAAACAGGTGGTACGTTAAAAGCACCTACAAAATCAAAAACAAGCGGAAGACGTAAGGCATTTTGTGCAAGAATGGGCGGAATGAAAAAGAAATTAACCTCTGCTAAAACAGCAAGAAATCCAGATTCAAGAATCAATAAAGCATTGAGAAAGTGGGATTGCTAGTGGATCCATTAGTTATCGTTGCTAAGCTACAAAAAATTCTCAGAGACAATCTTCAGCGCATTGGAGACACTATGATTAGTGGTGGTGTTGACAATATGGAAAAATACAACTATATGTTGGGACAGGCACGTACATATCAGTACATGCTTCAGGAAATCTCTAACCTGCTAAAACAGAAGG